CCCACTCACCCATCCCGCTTACCATGGACAGCTCTATTACGCGCAAGAGCTTCGCGGAATCCCCTACGTCGTCCCAGAGACTTCCCCCGAAGCCACTGATCTCGATTTCGGAGCGTTCAACCCATCAGATGAGCTACAAATCCTGCTCTCTACGCTCAAAGCCGGCGCTACAGGAGTGTACCAAAAGGTCAACCAGGCGGCCATCTCACACATTCAGGCTGAGTTGACAGCGCTAAAGTCGACGGGTCAGCATCAGAGCAGCCTCCTTTCACGCCACATACGCGATAAAGTTACCGCCATCAACGGTATCCCAGGATGCGGGAAAACGCACCTGATGAAGCGTATCTTCGCTAAAGGCGGCTGGGATTTAGTTGTGTGCCCCACCTCAGCCCTTAAGGATGAGTACACTGAGGACTGTATACCCTCCAAGACCACTACATCTGCTATCCCGCACATCAAGGGCAAAGCCGTCATCATTGACGAGAGCTACAAAATGGGGATCATCGAGCTCTGCTACATCCTTACTCATTGCAAACGCGCATTGCTGGTCGGCGACAGCGAGCAGACAGCTTTCAACAACAGCGATTACGTCGGGAATGTTGCCAGCCGCATGACCCCCCTCGCCGCTGCTTGCTCTTCTGAACTTCCCCGCATCACCATTAGTAGAGCCGTGCCCCTAGACGTCATGGCTTGGATTCATCAACGGTGGCCAGCGAAATCTGGCTACAAAACCACGAATTTCAGGTGCAGCACCGTCAAGTTCGTCCAGCAGTCAGGTCGCACAGGCGGCCAAATGAAGCAGATGTTCCTGAAAGAGCCGTTGTACAGCCTTGACAGTCGTATAATATGCTTCTCGAAGAAGGCTGAGCAGATCACTGGGTTCCCGACCGTTAACTCCCAGCAAGGTTACCGTGCGCGCGCTGTCGGGTTATATATCGGGCCCAGCTGTGCCACTACTATCCACACGCTACCTCAGCAGCTGTACGTGGCGGTAACGCGGCACACCCAGAGGCTTTGGATCTTCATGGCCGCCCCGGCAGCTCGCGCGGCAGCCGACATCCGCCCAATCCACATCTGCCCCTGCAGACCAAGACAGCCCTGTGAGCGCAAGGCTCCTTGTACCGATCGCTGTGGCTGTACCGGTTACACCACATCCGGCAGGAGAACTGACTTGCCATGGCGGATCGGCTCCCGCAGCAACAATGGCCTGTATGGCCACGTTGCCGTCAAGGACGTCGATTTTGACACAGGGTCCTTCTCGTCAAGACCAGACCCAAGGGACGAGGCTGGTGGGAAGATCTACAGTATCCCTGAAGAAGCCCAGATCAACATGCAAGTGCACGGTTCCATCCATCTTGCAGGCGAAGGCTTCATACCCGGCATGCAAACAAGCGAAGATTTGACGATTGATCCAACCCCCGTGGATATTCTAATACCACCCCTGAAAGCTGTCAGCATGACCGCAGTCGATGAAGTGTTGCAAAAGGTGGCCCCGACAAGCTCCGACCTATACGAATTCCGGAGGGAAACTGGCTACTCCAACCTTGGGGATCTGTGCGGAAAGAGTCTCAAGATTAAAATGCGCCACAGACCAGTTTTGGAACCTTTCGCTGGCAAAGACAAGAGAGTGATCAGCGTTGCGCGTTGCCGATCGCGCGCGCAGACCAACAGTTTAGACCATTCGCTTCAGGCCGCCATCAGCCGCTATGCGACAGCAAGCAGCAAGTTGCCACTCGACCGGTTCGAGCCTGAAGTGCAACGTTTAACTGCCGGCTTAGACAAGTTCATCAAGATCCGCCGGTTAGCCCAG